AGAATCCAATAGCGCGGCTTGCATTCGGCGACAATACGCTTACACGCATTAACTATAGACAAATCGGGTTCCTTGCCCGTTTTGCACCAAGGCATGGATTCGCGCGCAAACTCTGTGCAAGGTGGTGAGCACCAGATCAAATCGGGCTTCTGTCCTGTCCAGGACCAAAAGCGCACATCTGCAACGATATCAGCCCGAAAGGCCGGATTGATATCCAGAGTGATTACCTGCCAGCCGCGCTCTCTCATTGCAGCCGACGCGCCTTGCAGACCTGAACAAATATCGAGCATTAACATTTTATCTCCAAATCTCCACCAGCCCGAACTTGTTGTCGAAAAACAGATTCATGTAAGCCGCGGGGGTCATGTCCACAACTACGTTCCACCCGTCGCCGGCCGGCCACCACCAGTCAACCCAGTGGCCATCCACCCGCCGGCGTCCCCATTTGAAAGCGCCCGCTTCAGTCAAGCGGCCCGGATCGTTCACACGCGCCAGGACATACCGATCATCGCCGCGCCTTTGGATGCGCAGTATTTTGCCCCTCAATTCCGGCCACATCTCGGCGGGCACAGCGCATGTATATGCCTGCGGGTCGAATGGCTCACCGCTGCGGGTCAGCCGCCCGGCGTGTTTCTCGCTGTAATGCGTGGCGATGCCCACCGCCAGCAATCGCGGCTCCGATTCCGCCTCCGCCGATATCCCCTGGCAAATGAGACAATCAGCGTCGTGTTGGACACAGACCCAGCCTGCGCTGGCACAGCGCTTGCAGTACCATCCCGGCGGGCAATTCAGTGTCCCGATTTGGCAGGCGCGGCACAATATGCCAGGCATCGGGGTTGCGGTCGGCAAGGGCGTCCACGTCGCAGTCCACGTCGCGGTCCACGTCGCGGCGGGTGAGGGGGGTAGGATTGGCGTTTCCGCACCCGGGGTCAGCAGCGCCCCGGCTTCGGCCAGTATGCGGATCATCTCGCTCATTGTGTGTTCCGCCGTGGCGATCCTGGCGTCCAAAGTGGCCATGCGAACGTCAATGCCAAATGTGGCGGTCGGCGTCGGCGACTGGACAAATTCGTCCAGCTTGACGCATGAAAGCAACGACATTAGCGCCAGCGCAAATATCGCCAAGCAGGTTACAGGCGCACAACCGGCACGGCGGACATTGCCTTGCGGCGACCAGCATGACTGGGCTATGCGGTCCATGTCGGCATCGGACAACTGGTGGGGCTCGTTCATTTCTGGCATTTTTCCTCCAACTGTGCATTCTTTTCCAGCCACGCAGTCCTGTCAATCTCAAGGCAATACATTTCGCACATTGTCGGCTGCCGCGGCATAGACCAGATTTCCCAGTCAAATCTTCGCCAGTATTTATCTCGGAGTATATCAGAGAATTCGGCTTCCGCCCGCACCTTGCTGCGATGCCATGAGTGCAAAACACTACTACCGCCATCGCACTGCACCAATAACCAATACCGTTTCTCGTCGTTCATTTGGCCTCCTTTTCCAACGCGTCGGCAATGGCGCGGAATAAACCTGGGACATCTAGTGTCCCCGGCCAATGTCGGGTATCTTCATATTCGGCCTTGCACCGTAATCTAGCAATAGCATTGTTTGGCAAGATTTGCCGCACTGCCGAACCTAGTGCCGCATCAGCCAAAAATTGGCGCCAGGCCGGATCGTTGGCACCGTCAAATGAGTCATCCAGGGCTTCCCCCAAATCAGCAATATCCTTTGCTGGCACTTTTGCCGGATCCACAGCTAGCCACTGTTCCAGTAAAGCGGCAATCTCATCTCTTGTCATATATCCTCCTATGTGTTTTCAATTTGACTTAGTCTATATCTCCCTCCAGGTCTTCCCGCCTCACCCATTCTCCATCCATTTGCCGGTACCATGCCTGCATGATGGAGTTATCCCAAGCGTTCATGGTGTCACCGACGCAATCATGTTCCGGCGGGAAGCCATAATGCCATTGTTTCGGAGGTGAGGCGCTTCCCCAGATATTGCTGTGCATTTCAACCGCAAATGTCCTGTCGCAGTGTGCACAAGCAATTTCCATCAAAACAACCTGATCAGAATACACATCCGGACACAATTCGGGATGAAACTCGTCGTACCTGGGCACGCCATTCTGGTCATGCCAGAGCGGCTTCTCAGGGATGCGCGACAAAATGTCATGATACCGTGCTTTCATTTTCACCTCCACATCGCGGCAATCTTTTGCGCCTTGCCGCTCAGTTGCCCCTCGGCGTGCCCGAATGGCTCGGGCCAGCAGCGGGGGCAACAAATGGCTCGGCCAAAAAGCTCGTGCCCTATTGGGAACGTCATGCGGACGAAACCGCGCATTGCTACGGAATGGCAAACTGGACATGCGACAGCGCGTTCCGCGGCCGTGAGCATGTCTTTCAAGCCGCAATAGGTTGTCGGGTCCCAGGGCAATGTGGGAAGCTGTGGCAAAGCGTTGTAGCGCCGCAAGGCGTAATCGAACGGGATCAGGTCATATTTGTCAACGTTTGCCGAATTTGGCATCGTCTTCCTCCTGTTTGCGTTTGCTTTTTTCAATCTGTTCTCTCATTTCGGGGGTCAGTCCATCAGCGTCCACTGGCGGTTCACCGGGTCTGACTGGTATGCCGTTGGCAAACCAGTCCAGCATTCCCTTCACGTTGGTATCCCTGTGCCCGGCCAGCAGCCAAGCTTCGACGACGGCCCGCCAATGTCTCAGTTTTTGCTCGTTGTCGGTGACCGTCCTGACAATGCGGTCATACTGCAATGAGCCGCGCCTGGGGCGCTTGTCAGTAAGCTCCCAGTAAATTCGCACGGCAGGGTGTGTTTTTGAGGAATCAATTTTGAAGCGGGGGCACTCTGTCTTTTGTATAAGTGTCTTTTGTCTTTTGTGTGTATAGTTTTCGGCAACAAAAGTTGCCAAATTTGACAACGGTATTGCCAATTTCGGCAACAAATCAATGTTGTTGTTTTCGGCAACATTGTCAATTTCAGCAACATTGCGCCAAGCGGTGTAATCCTTATGGATACCGAGCATCCTGCCATCGCGCAAAATAATTTGGCGAGCCTGAAGGTTGCGCAATGCTTTGCAAACTGAAAAACGCGATAAGCCAGTCATAACTGCAATTTGACTCCCAGAGATCCAATCGGCTTTAATATTCCAACCATATGTTTTTCTGATGATGGCATGTAATACCATCCATTCATTGCCTGATAAGTGAAGCCGGCACATGGCTTCCAAAAGTTCGTTCGCTATTCTGGTATAACCGTCTTCGCATTGTGGTGAGGCCAAGGTGTCTTCCCAAACAAAAAGCGGTTCACGAACCTGGCTGTAACCTGGTGGCGCGATGGGCGCCCGCATGGGTTTGCGGATTCCACCAGGCCACAGCCAGAGCCGTCAACCGCCCGAGCTCGCCCATCGCCTTTTCCACCCACCATCATCATACATCACTTCTCATTTTTTGTCAAATGTAACATTGCGCTGTCCGACCGGCTTTGTTGTCACCGGCCCGACCCAGGTGTACTGCCCGGCGGAATGATCATACACCAGTTCGATGCCGCGTTCGGCCAGCACCTGCAATACCTGGGCGGACTGCACATGGCGCGGGTGCACTATGATCCGCGCCGGCTTCCCCGCTTTGGCGGTGTACTGCCGCAGGGCCTCGAGCACCGAATATTCGGCCGGGCCCGGATACAGGACATACTCACCCTTGATCATCTTCTTTTCCCCTCATCATTTTGGCCAGGTCTGAATTGCTGGCATCGCCATATGAAATGCCAGTGAGCTCCATCAGGTCTACTCGTGTCCCGCATTTCGGGCATGTCCAATCCACGAATCCGCAAGTCGGGGCATACGGCACATCGTTATCCACGAAGCCGCATCGCGGGCAAGTCACAATCAAAATATATCGCGTGCCCATTTTATTCCTTCTTATCCGATACTACTTTAGTATTAGCGGCGGCGAGACATAGCTCATACACAAATTCGAACCAATTCCAGCCGTAAACTCGGCAAGCCTCCTGGCATCGGGCGCACAATATGAATTCCAGGTCGCCGTCTTCGATGGCCGACCGGATCAATTCCAGCCACAGGCGTTTTGCGGCTTCCTCGGTCAGGTCAAGAGGCTTATTCATGTCTGCCTGTCGGCCTGGGGGGTGGTGTGGGCTTGGGATTCGGCTTGGGCACTGAATTGCCCGGCCCCGGCGGCATCGGCTTGGGGCCCATCCATTTCGGCAATGCCGCGGGCAATCCCCGTGCCAGGGCATTGCGATAACGGGCCAATGCCTCTTGCCTGGCCCGGCGGCCATGCGGATTGTGCAGCATGTACCTGATCGGGCGTGCCGGCGCGCCCGTGGCGTTCAAGCGCGGGTGTTTCCAAGGGTATGCCGAATGGGATGACATTTTAACCTCCTATTGCTTTAGAGTTTGGGCGGGCTGCGGCCGGCCCGCCCGCCGTTAGCCAACACCTATCCATTTTACGCTGAGACATTATTTTCGCGCGTCGGACGAAACCGACGCACGTTTGCCGCAAAGCATGGGCCGGAATTCTTTGGCTGTCGTCACCGGCTAATCGGGCGTAGTCTGCTCTCCCCGACAAGTTTCGCTCATCAGTCGTCAGGCTACCGACTTTGCGTGTCACTGTCCACGCCGCCCATGCATCATTTCCAGAATGATATTCAATCAATTAAAGGTTCATAGGGCTGGCATCGCCAGCACGTCCAGGCGTCGTACGGCTTGCCCGGTTGTGGGATTAGTCGGCCATACCGCCGCGCCTTTTCGCTCTCGATCAACACGCGGCACTTGCAGCGGGCCAGCCGCGCACGCCCGCGCAGCAATTCACTGCTCTCGGCCTGTGTCCACGAATCAATCACGCCATCGGCTATAAATGCGGCATCTGGGAATGTCATTTCTCCTCCTCATCTGGTCCGCACCGCCAGCCACTCTTGGACGTCCCGAACCACCGTCCGCAGAAAAACGTCCGTTTTGTCAGGGTACACGGGATCGTCGAGGCCATGCAGCATGTATCCGATGTAGTCACTCCACGAAAAGACCGGCAACTGTCGTATCGCCTCGATTGCCTCGTCGCATTTGAGACGCGCAACCGCTTCGAGGGCATCATGTCCTTTGGTCATTTCGTTGCCTCCTCGCCGTACAGGTCGGCCTTGTCCCGTTCGGCCAGTGCCTTTTCGATGGCTGCCTCTAATTCGGCCCGCGTGCCTGGGAACTCCTTGATGGAATCTTTCCCAATGAGCTGGTGGACGTCCGTGTTGCTCAATCCCTTGACGTTCATTCTGGCCCAGAACGCGGCCCGTTCCTTGGGGGACTCCCACCAGGCCGGAACTTGGGGCTCGGCAGGGACTGTCTCCAATTCTTTTTCCTCAGACGCGTTGCCCCCGTCTTGTGGCGCGTTCAATTGATGTGGTTCTGGCTTGGATTCTATTTCGGCTATCTCCTCCGTGGCGTAAAGGCCGCTCAGGTCTTGGGGGTGAGCCTTGCGCAGGGCAAGCGCCTCCGCGCATTTGGCGAGTTGGTTGGCCGCCATTTTTGCCCACATTCGGCGCGGCTTCCCCTCTTTCGTCAGTTGGACATACTCCTTGTACAGCGCCACGCCCCAGATGGGTTCGCGGCAACCTGCACGGTAAATGCCCACCTTGGCCGCCGCCGGCGGGCCGTCGTCGAGCCAGACGTCCTTCCACACCCCGTCTTGGCCGCACCAGAGCGGGCCGGCCTGTCCCTCGTACTTGCCGGTGCGCTCCGCGATAAGACGTAGGCCGTCTATGGAAACTTGGATCAGAAGGCGATCCTCGTATGAGTTGGACTCCGCATTCCATTCCCGTTGCTTTCGCGCATATATCTGCCTGGCGAACGGGTCCAGGCCGGTGCGCTGGCACTGGGCGATAAACAGGGCGAACTCGTCATCGCTCAGTCCCGCCGCGACAGTGCGCTTTGCCAACTCGATTTGCTCAGGTGTTAACATTTCTCCTCCTCCTTCAGAACGGATTATTTTTCCTGTTTGGATTCGTTATCCAAATCAGGAACAGACCCAACACCAGAACTGGAATCAGGAACATTTTCTTCCTTCCCTTGCAGATATTGCTGGATTGCCTCGTCCAGCAATGCTTGTAATGTGCTCCCACGATGAATGGCTTCAATTTTCAGCCTCAACCACAAATTATAGTTGAGCGGGATGTTGTGTCTTTTTCCCATAATGACCTCCTTCATGCCGCACCGCCGGGCTTGCACCGGCGGGTGCACTGTGCGTGCGGCTATTCAGTTGTGACGACCCAATCGAATTTCGCCCAGACGTCATAAATGGTGTCCTCCACCTCCATCACGTCCGGCCCTTCTCCGGCCACATCGCACATAATGCATTGCAGATTTGGGATAAACTCGATTTCCGCCCCAGGCCATTGGGCGAGTAGCGCCTCCTTCAGTTTGCGCTCAAACTCGCCATAGCTAGCCAGCTTGTCTACATTGAGCAATGCCTCTGGATCACTACTGCCAAATATGCTATTTTCATCCCTGGTGTTATAAATTCTGATTCTCATTTTTCCCCTCCCTTTTCTACCACATCCTGGTGGCGGTCATTATCGCCTTGGCGGCCGCCAGGCTTTTCCAGTCGACCGCTTCCAGCGCGGCCAGCGCGAGTTCATGGGCATAGTTGGGGTCATGTTTGAAGCCCCTCATCACATCCAGCCGCCCCTCCACTTCCGCGCCTAACTGGAAGCACATATTCTTCTGCTCCGGTTCAAGAATTTCGCCTGTTTCATGATATTGTTCCATTTTCCTCTCTCCTTTTCCCGAGATCATACAACCGCCCTTTGGCCACCGCGCGCTGTGCCCGTGAGAGATTGGGCCACAGCAGCACTTGCGTCTATATCTCCACAGCCGGGTCGCGCTCTTTTAACAGCGTGTCCCCCGCAATTGTGCGATGATGGTCTTCGGCCAGGGCAAGGTCTTGCAAAACGGCGCTTTCTTCCATCTCGAAAGCGCCATTTGCCTCGCCTACCCATAATGAGCGAGCGATCCCCACAAACTGTCCCTGCCGGGTTTTGTAAATTTCCATCCAGCGGGTTTGATCCTTACCTGCACGCCACCGGTCGCACAACAGCAATGTGGCGGTTTCCGTATTCATTTTTCGCATCTTCCCCGTCTTGTCCAGGAATCTGTAAATCATTTTCTCCTCTCCTTTTCTCATTTTCTGTCACCATTATAGCACACTTTTGCAATTTTGTCAATAGTTTTACCAAAACTTTAAGGTTTTTTATGTTTAGTAGACATTAGTACGCTCCATTCAGTTGACAAAACGCCGCATCTGTGCTAAAATCCTGGCCGTGGGGTGGGGCACGCCTCATTTTCTCTCCTCCTCTGGGGCGGGGCGGCTTTCCTTCCTTTGTTCGCCCCGCCCAAAATTTTGTTGGAGGCACGTATGTCCGCGAAACGCGTCATCCGAATCCGCGGTTGCCTGGCCCAAAGCGGCAACCCGATCACCTTCAGCGCCATCGGCGGCGGCACGCTCAAGATCGACTTCGACGACAGCCAAATTCCGCAGGCCGCCGAGCTCCTGGCCTGGCGCGAAGTGCCGTTAATTCTCGACATTTGTTTGGACGCTGAAGGCAGTTTGATTCAACGTCGGGGGCGGCCCCGCAAAACAGATGACACAGTATAGGCGCGGCACGACGGTTGAATACTGGTGCAGGAATCAGCTTCATGAGGATGGCTTTGGCCTGGTGATCCGCAGCGCCGGCAGCAAGGGCCCCTTCGACCTGGTGGCTATCGGCGAGAACGCGATCAAGCTGATTCAGGTCAAGCGGGTGGGCGGCGGCAAGGTCCCGTCTTTCGCCGAGGAACTGGCGGCCATGCGGGAAGTGCCGGCGCCGCCGTGCGTCAGCAAGGAGCTTTGGATTTTCGTGGACGAGAGGAAGACATGGACGATTCTGCCAGTTTAGAAGTGTATAAACAAATAAACGCTGTCTTAGACAAGGCGTCTGATTTTGCTTTATTTGTCTGTGAAGCACTCATATCTATGCTACCTGCACTTCGTCTATTTATCATAACATGGAAACGAGGTATTTTGATTAGCAGACATCCCCATTGGCGCTGGCTAATTATCCGCCTGCCCGATTGGATAATCTACCGTTGGCCGGTTGAATTTGAAACTGAGAATAACGCTGATGACTAATGACATAGAGCATATCGGGCAATTGAAACCGGACAAGCGGAACGCGCGGCGTCACACGCCCCGCAATGTGGGCATGATAGAACGCAGCTTGAACGAGGTGGGTGCGGCGCGCTCCATCGTGATTGACGAGGACGGCAATATCCTGGCCGGCAACGCCACAGTGGAAGCCGCGGCCCAGGCGGGGATTGAACGGGTGCAGGTCGTGGACGCCGACGGCGAGACAATCGTGGCCGTGCGGCGCAGGGGGCTTACGCCGGAGCAAAAGACGAAGCTGTCGCTTTACGACAACAGGAGCGCGGAGTTAGCAGATTGGTGTCCTGACATATTGGCAGAAATCAGCCAAGAAATTGACCTATCTGCCTTGTGGAATAGGGAAGAGCTGGCCGAGACATTGGTTGCTGTGCCTGAACGCCCTGATTTTGGCTCTCTGATTGAGCAATTCCAGCATCAAAAAGGCAAAGCGGAGGAAGACGAAAATTGGTTCTATATAGAATATTATGGCGATGCCCAACGTTTCCATGAATTGAGTGAATTGTTAACCAAGCATTTCGTTGGTGAAAGCAAACATCAGCTAGATCATGATTTCTTTTATGATTTAATTAAAGCTGCCTCAAAGCCTGGCTTATAGCAGCAGACCCATGTTAACAGAATTGCGATTTGAACGGCTCAATACCTGCGCTGAATGCGGCGAATGTAAAACTGGCCGAACGTGTGAGCCGGTTCGGCAGCACCTGCGCGAATACGGCGGGATCCGTTTTACTAGCGATGGTTTTGACTGCGCTTTGCCCGTTTCTATTGATAGCCACAGCCATTGTTCGTACAGTTGCCTCTACTGTTTCTCGGACAACCTTGTAGAACACCAAGAGGCGACTACGCGTCCAGTAGGGCAGACCTCGCTAAAGCGAATAGAGATGCTTTTCAGTGGCGGTGGTGGCAAGGAATTTGATTTATACCGTAATGCTCTGAAATATAATCGCCGCAATGCTCATGGTTATCCTTGCCCGATACAGTTAGGTGCGCTTTGCGATCCATGCGACAATATCGAGAGACAACAGGGGTGGTTGCTAGAATTTATCCAACTGGCAATTAAATACAATCAGCCTATCCGAATCAGTACGAAAGGAAGGCTTTTAGCACAACCGGATTACCTCGCAGCCCTATCTAAAGCCCCCGAATTGTTTTGGGTGGCTTTTAGTATTATAAGTCCAGATGATGAATTGTTGGCCCGTGTTGATCGGCGTGCCCCAAATGCGACAGAACGATTGCAAACCATGAAAGTGCTCTCACAGCTTGGAGTTAAGACATCATTACGGTTTCGTCCTATTATCCCCGGCTTATCTGACCGCACTCCAAAATATCCTCAAGCATACAAGGTGCTTATAGAACGAGCGGCCGAGGCCGGGGCTACAGCAATTAGTTACGAAACAGCATTTACACCTGGATATCTAACGTCAGAACTGAGAGAAAAATGGGATTTGCTAAGCAGAATTACACAGACTCCACTCTTATCTATTTATGAGAACTTTGGCCCAGCGCAATTTTGCAGGAGACCTAGCTATGCCTGGACTGAAGATATTATGCATAGCATATACGATATAGCTCATAAATGTGGATTGGTTGTTGGTGTATCTGACCCAGTTTGGAAACAATTATCGGATACCGGTTGTTGTTGCGGCATTTTACCGACCGACCCGGTATTTGGCAATTGGCAGGAAGAATCGGCTACCAATCAATTGTTATTAGCAAGAGATACAGGTAAAGTTTTGTGCCCTGATGACATTATACCAGCCTGGGCATATCAAGCAGATTATAGTAAGATAGTTAATATAGGTCCAGGGCCTAAAAAAGTTTGGAAGAGGAAGCACATGACCTGGGCCAATCATTTGCGTACAGTATGGAATAATTTAGATAAACAACGAAATCCCCTGCATTATTTCCAGGGTGCATTAATTCCTATTGAGCGCAAACCGAATGGTGATTTGCTTTTCAAATATGTAGGGCTCAAACGGCAATATGAACCTATGCCATTCTGGCATTTATAATTGAGGTGCTATTTGACAAAAGAGCCCAAACCTGCTACAATCAGCATGGAATTGACCCAGGCCGAGGCGAACCTGCTGAAGCTGATTCGCCTCACTCGCTTCGGGAAAGCCACGTTGACTGTCCAGGAGGGCCAGCCGCGGCAATTCGTCATCACGGACCTGACTTTCCGCTGCGACCTTGACCTGGAAGACCAGGGCATAACGTTAATCCCATAATCAGTTGCTCCATCGGTTAGAGCCCAAGGGGCGACACAATGCAAATGCATTGTGTTCGCCCTTTTTTTATCGGCAAAACATAGGATGACAATGCCAAACCATGAGAATGCGTCCGGGCGGCGCGTGCTTGCCGCACAACGGGAGCGCCAGGCGCTTGAGCTCAGGCTCGCCGGCGCGACATACCAATTCATCGCGGAGAAGACGGGTTACCGCCATGCGGCTTCGGCATACCGCGCCGTCATGCGCGGTTTGGCGCGCATCCGGGCCGGCGCGGCCGAGACCGCCGAGCAATTGCGTCTGGTCGAGGACGCCCGGCTTGACCGCATGTTACGCGCGCTGGACGACCGGATACGCGCTGGCGACGTGGCGGCGGTCAACGTGGTCCTGCGGATTATGCAGCGCCGGGCGGCGATGTGGGGACTGGACGCGCCGGTTTCGGTCGCGCAGGACGTGACGGGGGAAATCATTGTCAAGTGGCAAGACGCTGACAATACCATACCGGCCGCACCCGGGCCAGGCGGCGTTCCACAATGACCCGCACCGCTTCCGGGTCATGGCCTGCGGGCGACGGTTCGGCAAGACGCTGGCCGCCTGCGCCGAGGCGATCCGCGAGGCGCTGCGCGTCCCGGGCGCGACGATCTGGTGGGTGGCGCCGACTTACGCGTTGGCCATGATCGGATGGCGCAAGTTCGAGGAATTGCTGCCGCACGAATTGATTGCGGCCAAATCGCTGAGCGAACGCAATTTTCAGCTGATTAACAAGTCGCGGCTGTGGATCAAGAGCGCGGACAATCCCGACAGTTTGCGCGGCGAGGGGCTTGACCTGGCGCTGATTGACGAAGCGTCTTACGTGAAAGAGGAAGCGTGGACGGCGTCGCTTCGCCCGGCCCTGGCCGACAAGCTGGGGCGGGCCGTGTTCATCAGCACGCCGTTGGGGCGCAATTGGTTCTACCGCGCTTACTTGCAGGGCCAGCAAGGCGAGCCGGATTGGCGAAGCTGGACGTTCCGCACGGCCGACAATCCGCACATCGCGCCGGACGAGATCGAGGCCGCGCGGCATGACCTGCCGGAGCGCATATTCAGGCAGGAATTCCTGGCCGAGTTCATCGAGGATGCCGGGTTGGTGTTCCGCAAGGTTGCCGAGGCGGCTACTGCCCTAGGCATGGCCGAGGGCCAGGATACCATCATGGGCGTGGATTTTGGGAAGCATGAGGACTTCACCGTGCTGACCGTGCTGGATTCGCAGGGCAATATGCTGGCAATTGACCGTTTCAATCAAATTGACTACGCGGTTCAGGTTGGACGATTGAAAGCGATGGCGGAGCGCTACAGGCCGCATCGAATCATCGCTGAATTGAACGCGATGGGCGAGCCGTTAGTGGAGCAGCTCCAGCGAGAAGGGTTGCCGGTGATCGGATTCAACACGACTGCGGCCAGCAAAGCGCAGATCATCGAGGCGTTGGCGTTGGCGTTCGAGCGCGGCGAAATCAAGATACTGCCCGACCGCACTCTGATCAACGAGTTGCAGGCGTTCGAGATGACACGATTGCCATCAGGGGCTATCCGTTACGCCGCACCAGAATCATTGCATGATGACATGGTTATTAGTTTGGCATTGGCCTGGCATGGGCTGTGCGACAGGGGGCCGCTGATGTTGTGGGGCGAAGATGAATATTAAGACCATTTTGTTCGATGGCACAATTATGGTCGCCGAGAAGCTAGTCGAGCCGGGGCGGGCAATGCAACTTAAAGCTCCTTTTCCCTGGTTTGGTGGCAAACGGCGCGTTGCCCCTGTGGTATGGCAAGCACTAGGCGATGTAGACCATTACGTTGAGCCGTTTGCAGGGAGTTTGGCCGTGCTATTGGACCGGCCAACGCCGCCCAAAATTGAAACTGTGAATGATGTTGACTTGTGGCTGATTAATTTCTGGCGTGCTGTGCAGCATGACCCTGAGTCAGTGGCTTCCTACGCTGATTGGCCGGTAACCGAGTGTGACTTGACTGCTCGCCATCTTTGGCTGGTAAACGAGGGGCGTGATTCGTTGCAGCGCTGTTGGGCCGATCCCGATTTTTACGATACCAAAATAGCCGGTTGGTGGGTTTGGGGCCTCTCGGCTTGGATTGGCTCTGATTGGTGCAGTGGTGACGGCCCCTGGATCGCCAAAGATGGGCGGTTGGTTAGGAAAGAGTACAAAGAAAAACAAGGTGTCAAGCACAAACTTCCCCAACTGCGTAACGCTGGTGAAGGCATCAATCGCCAACTTCCCCATCTGGGTAACCCTGGTCAAGGCATCAATCGCCAACGTCCCCATCTGGGTTGCCCTGTAGGCATCAATCGCAAACGTCCCCATCTGGGTGAACTGGGTCGAGGCGTCAATCGCACACGCCTCTATATGGGCTATCCCGGCGAAAACGGAACATGTTCGGCTCGAACCGAGAGCTTATTGGCGTATATGCAGGCATTGGCCGATCGGCTGCGCAATGTTCGTATTTGTTGCGGTGATTGGAGCCGTGTCGTAACCCCAGGTGCCCTTGCTCACGGGACACACGTAGGGATATTCCTTGACCCTCCATATGATCAGGATACTCGGTATCCTCGCCTGTACTCTACAGATGAGGTGCACGGCAATGTCTCGGCACAGGTTAGAGACTGGTGCTTGGATAATGCCCAGAATCCACGTTATCGCATAGTTCTGTGTGGCTATGAGGGCGAGCATGATATGCCTTCTGAGTGGAGGGTGTTCAAATGGGTGGCAGGGGCATCTTACAAAACCCATCGGGGTGACCAAACAGGAAACAGATACAAAGAAAGGATATGGTTTAGCCCTAATTGCCTGCCCTTATCCCAACAATCTTTCTTAGAGCAATAGAGCGATGAATTGGGAAAAAATTGTTCCTAATGATTGGCAAAAGCTGCCCGACCGCCTTAGTGGTATGATGCTGTGGGGTGCGAATGAATATTAAGACCGTCCTGTTCGATGGCAACAATGTGCGCGATGTGTCGTTGCGCGACGTGTCGTTGCCGCAATGGACGCCGCCCTGGATGACGACGTCGGATCAATTCACGGCGGCCGCCGCCCACGGCGCCGTGCCTTGGCTGCACCGTTGCGTGCAGATGCGCGCGGCCACCATCAGCGCGCTGCCGTTCGCCATCACGCAGGACGGCGAGGAAGTCGATTTCGCGCTGTCCAACCAGTTGCCCGCGTTGCTGTACCTGGCCGAGGCGGGGCTGTGCCTTTACGGCCGGGCCTATTGGTTCGTCCAGCGGTTGGGGAAGCGGCTCATCGGTTTGCGGTGGGCCCATCCCGACACGATTCAACCTCGGTATGACGAGCAACGGGGGCTCGTCGGCTTCACGCGGCAACTGGCCAGTAAACAGATTGATTTAGACCTAGAGCAGTTGGTGTATTTCTGGGAGCCGAATCCGGTTGGCGAGTTGGGCCCCGGGCCTTCCCTGGCCCAGGTCGCGTTGGCCGCGGCGGGATTGGCAAAAAATGCTAATGATTATATCAGTGGCTTTTTCCAGCGTGGCGCGATTCCGGCAGTGATTCTGAGCGTTGAAGGCAATCCCCCACCCGAGGAATTGAAGCGGTTGGAGACATGGTGGAAGAGGTTGCTCGGCGGAGTGAAGCGGGCCTGGGAAACCGTCGCGCTCAGAGCCAGCGTGAAGCCGACGATTGTGGGCGGGCAATTGGCCGACTTGGACTTGGAGCCGATTTTCGCGGCGGCCCGGCAGCAGATCGCCGTGACGTTCGGCATACCGCAGACCATGCTCGAGGATGCGGCTAATTTCGCGACTGCCAAGGAACACAAACTCAGTTTCTATTACGAGACCATTTTCCCTGAGGCCAAACACATTGAAGCTACATTAAATGAACAATTGTTTGGCCCGGCGGGATTGGAATTCGGCTGGCAATTCGACCAGGTGGAGGCGGTGCAGCAGGACGAGGCCACCAAGGCGCAGGCAGTGGTGCAGTTGTTCACCGCTGGCATAATCAGCGGCGCCGAGGCCAGGGAGCAGCTGGGCTTTGAGGTTCGGCAGCCGGCGGCGCAGGCCGAGGCGGAAACAATGGCTTTGCCCAAGGCGGTCTTTGCCGAGCTCGGCAAGTGGCGGCGCAAACTCAGACGCGGGGGCAAAACCGCATTTGAGAGCGAAGTCATCCCGCCTTGGTTGCGGCAAGCAATTGAATGGCGGTTGTCGCAGGACGCGTACAGGGACATCGCCATAGACCCGTGCGTCAAGTCGCTGGACCGCGGCAAGGCCGAGAACAAGCTGGCCAAAAAACTGACTTCCGTGTTGCAAGGCGCATTGCCGGGTTTCCAGAAGGAAGTCGCCAAGGGAGACATACCGGACATGGCGGAATTGACCACGCAATTGAGCGCGGTACTCAATGTCGAATTGACCAACACGGTCGCGGATGAATTGTTGGCGCTGGCGACCGAGGTCGGCGTGGGGTTGGATTATGCCCAGGTGGTCACCGACGCGGCGGCCTGGGCGCAGCAATATAGCTACGAATTGGTGAAGGGCATAACGGACACGTCGAAAGCTTTCCTGCAGGACGTCACGAAGCGGCTGGCCAACGGCGGATTGGACAAGGATGCGGCGGTCGCCATGCTGGAGCCGCTTTTCGGCCCGGTGCGCGCCGAGGCGATCGCGGTGACTGAAATCACCCGCGCGCTTTCGCAGGCTGAGGCCATGTATGCGAAAGAATTAGCTGAGCGGGACTTGGAACTGCAGGAACGCTGGCTGACGGCCGAGGATGAAAAAGTGTGCCCGATTTGCGGCGCATTGGATCACACGCTCAAGGACAAGTGGGGTCAGGAATTTCCCGACGGCCCGCCGGCGCATCCCAACTGCCGTTGCCAAGTAGTGCTCGAAAGAGTGAAGTGATGGAAGTCAAGCTGGAAGGGCTGGACGAAGCGATAAAAAAATTGGGCAAGCTCGCTGGCGTGGAGGTCACTGGCGTGGCATTGCAACGTTTCGCGCAAGAAATCAAATTACGCGCCGTGCCATATCCACCCGAGGGCGATTGGAACCGACCCGGCTCATATCCGAAACGTTGGTACCAACGGCTTTTTGGCCCGCGTTGGGCGTTGGCGGGCGGGGGCGTGCATGGCCGCAACACGTCGGAGCGGATGCAGCAGCAATGGGTGGTGGAGCCGAGAGGGGCGCTGTCTTACGCGATAGGCAACCGGGCCAGCTACGCCGATTTCGTGGTGGGCGAGCAGCAAGCCGGATTCCATGCCGCGCACGGCTGGAAAAAGCTGGAAGAGGTGGTGAAGGAAAATATGGACTTGTGGCCACGATTTTTGAGTGAAGAGATTGAGAAGGTGTTGAGATAGGAGGTTAAATATGCCATGGACGTATGACAAACCGCCGGACGTGGCGAAGAATTGGACGGATGAGGAAATCAGGAAATGCGTGGATGCAGCCAATGCCGTGATGGAGGAAAGCGGCGACGACCAGGAAGCGATATTCGCCTGCATCCATGCGGCAGGCAAAAGCAAGGAGCAAAAGAGTATGGAAACGGAAATCAGGGCTTGGAAACCGTGCGGGGCGGCAGATTTGCCATTGGCCGATCGGGGAATGGCTTGGGATGCCAGTGCTGCTGAACAGCATGTGCGGAAATGGGCCGGCGGGCCCGACAAGGAGGGTATGGATTGGGCCAAGTACCGGCAGGCATTTTTCGCATATGACAGCGAGCATGGCGAGGAATTCACTGGCTATAAGTTGCAGTTTGCCGACATTGTAAACGGCCAATTGCGTGCCGTTCCTCGCGGCATATTCGCGGTTGCCGCCGTGCTCATGGGGTCACGCGGTGGGGTAGACTTGCCGGGTGAGGTGCAGGATGCCATCAAGGGCAAAGTCGCCGCATATTACCACAAAATCGAGGATGGATTGAAAGCCCCTTGGGAAGAAGAAAAGAAAAGTGCTACGCCCATGCGCGTGGGCCGCGTGCTCTCAGAGAAAAACCGGCAACTGATCCAGAACGCCATCCAGCAAAGCAAGGAGGCAATCGAGGCGCTTCAGGAGCTTTTGGACAGCACGGCGCTCACCGAGCAGCAGCGCAGCGCGATTTACAGCGAATTGCGCAGTGTGCGGATCGTTGCCGACAATCGCGTGGGAGGCTATGGGGTGCTCTGGGGCAACAAGCAGGAACGCGATGTGTACAACACATATTTCACCCCCGAGACGGATTTCTGGGATGACAAATTGCCCGTGAGGCAGGTCGTGCTCTACGACCATGGCTTCGACCCCAAATTCGGGACACAGGTACTGGGGCATGTGGACGCGACCCGGGACGACGAAATCGGGCGCTGGATCGAGGCGCAGCTGGAACTCAGCGAGCAATGGCTGGAGGCCATCCGCGAATTGGCGAAACAAAACAAGCTGGCCTGGTCCAGCGGGGCGGTTTCACATTTGGTGGACGTTGCGCCTGATGGCGCGGTGAGAAGCTGGCCGGTGGTGGAGTATTCCATGACCCCGGCGCCAGCCGAGCCGCGAATGTTACTGAATGACGAACAACTGATGAATCTGACCAAGTTTGCACCTGCGATACAAGCGCTCATTGGGGCTGCGGGCAAGGCCGCACCGGAGGCGGCTAGCCAGGTGGCCGAGCAAGCGGTAGCGGGAGCTGACATGAACGACACAAAATCTACTGAAGGAGATATTCAAATGGACGAGAACAAGGTTGAAGTGAAGGAACTTGATCTGGATGCCGTGGCAGAGAAAGTGGTCGAGAAGTTGGCCGCGGAGCCGGCGGTGAAGAAGGCCGGTTTCGCCACGCCGAACATAATCATCCCCTCGGATGAGATTACGCCGGTGAAGGCATTTGATGCCTGGCTGCATGGCGGGCATCGCATTTCGCCCGCAATCCGCGCCGCGTTGCAGGAAGGCACCGACAGCGAGGGCGGGTACATAGTGCCGACCGAGTATGCCAAGGAGCTGGTGAAGGCGCTCTATGATGAGAGCGTCATCCGCCAGGCCGGGGCGCGGGTCATCCCGATGAACTCGGACAGCATGAAAGTGCCGACGCTGACCGCGTCATCTGCGGCCATACTGACCGCCGAGGAAGCGGCCTATAGCGAAGTCGAGCCGACTTTCGGCGAAGTTGATTTCAACGCGTACAAGTACACACGACTGGCCAAGGCAAGCGACGAATTGGTGGCCGACAGCACGTTCCCGCTTTGGGAAGCGGTCTTGCAACCGGACTTCGTGCAGGCATTTGCGGCAGCGGAGAATTCAGCATTCACGACCGGCACTGGCTCAAGCCAGCCGCAGGGCGTGGTCACCGGCGCGACTACCGGCGTTACCGCGGCTTCGGCCAGCGCAATCACTGCCAACGAGGTCATTGACCTGTACCATGCGTTAAACTACAAGTATCGCCCAAAGGCGGTCTGGATGGCGAACGACGCCACGATCAAGGCAATCCGCCAACTGAAGGACAGCTATGGTCAGTACATGTGGCAGCCGGGATTGGCCAATGGCGAACCGCCATCTCTATTGGGCCGCCCGATCATCACCAACAACAGCATGGCGACCATCGCGGCGAGCGCCAAGGTGCTCCTGTTCGGCGATTTCAGCTACTATTGGATTGGCGAACGTGAGGGGCTGACAATCAAGCGGCTGGAGGAACTGTATGCGGCCAATGGCCAAATCGGTTTCAGGGCCTACAAGCGGTTTGACGGGAACGTCATGCTGGCCGCCGCGTTCCAGCTTTTGGTGATGGCATCAGCATAACACAATATGCCCCGTCTTAATCTAGGTTGCGGTAAGCAATACCTGGACGGCTGGATCAACATTGACCTGTATGCCGAGAAGGTGGACATGCGGATAGACCTCACGCAACCGTTGCCGTTCGGGGACGGTTGCGTGAGCGAAATCCGCGCCATCCACCTGATAGAGCATTTCAGCCGCGCGCAGTGGCGCGAGGTGAAGCGGGACTGGTATCGTGTCCTGGCGTGGGGCGGGCAATTGGAGTTGCAATGCCCGGCCCTGGACGCATGCATGCGGGCCTGGCTGGACAACAAGCCCGCACCAGTCCAAATGCCGGATTTTTGGATGGTTGTAATTTATGGCGGCCAAGAAGGACCAAGCCAATATCACAAAAACGGCTTCACGGCCCAAACGCTGAAGGCTGATTTGGAGGCCGAGGGCTTCACCGTGACGCAGACTGAAATCCTGGACGGCTGGAATTTGAGGATGTTGGCGGTCAAATGACCACGTTGCTGTTTTGCCCAACGAAGCGATTGGAGCCGGAGACCATTACGGCCATCCTCGCGCAGCAAGGCGAGGGGATACATTTCCTGTTCACCAGGGACAATCCCGAGCCAACGGGCAAGGAAAATGTGCTGCGCAATTACCGGGCGGGACGCGAGGCGTTCCTGGCGGGCGATTACGATGCCATGTTCGTGGTGGAAAGCGACATCATACCGCCGCCTGACGCGCTGCAGAAACTGCTAACCATAGATGCGGATGTGGCCAAGGGGCTTTACTGCTATCGGCATGGCCGGCCGGTGTGGAACGCGGCGCGTTACGTGCCTGGCGCGGTTGTGCCGGAACAGAGCATCAGTTTTTTCCCGGAACTACAAAAGCAAGTCTGGGGGCAAGTGGTGCGGATAAGTGGTGGTGGCCTGGGATGCGCATTGATTCATCGCCATGTGTTGGAAACATTGAATTTTCGGCAAGATGAAGTTGGGCATACCGACTGGGCATTTGATTGTGATCTGCTGGAACATGGCTTTGTGGTGAAGTGCGACACAACCGTCAGATGCGGCCATAAGCGGCCCGACGGCCTGATCCTGT